ATGGGATTCGAACCCACGAAGATAAATCACGGGATCTTAAGACCCGCCCCTTTGACCGCTCGGGAACGCTTACTATGAGGACTAACCTGGAATCGAACCAGGATTATGTGAGTCAAAATCACATGTGATAACCATTTACACTATTAGTCCATTTTTTCATTACCAATATCACATATACGAATTACTTGCATAATCAGATTTTGATATGAACGGACATACGACCTTATTATATATACAGAATATATCTTTAAGTCTTATTATTCATTAACTTTTTCATCTTCTTCATTGGAATAATGTTTTTCAATAACACGATCGAATTCTTCTTGAATAAATTTATCCATCCAATCTGTCCCAATCATTTGAAGTTTCATTCCAATCTTTAAAAAAATAGATTCATGTAATTTTAGTTGTGTTTTTAATATATCAATTTCTGAAGTAAGAGTATCGATACAAATATATAGTTTTTTAATATCTTCTTTTACATACCATGATTTTACATAATTAATAAAGTTATATACTATTGACATTAATATATATAAGTTATTAATCTTTATATAATTTAAAGAATAAATAAGTATATATAATAATGGATACTGAAAAGATGGTAAAGAAAGGTAAGTATTGGGTATATGAAACTGGATGGTATAAAGACAGACGAAAAGTAATTAAAGAAATAAAGGATGATAAAGATAAAAATATGATAGATATAAAGGAATTAAATTATAAGTTCAAGAAAATAGGGGTTTAATATGATTATTAAGATTAATATATGGATAATGATGCAAAAAGTTAAGAAACATATTAATTAAAAATTTTTAATTAATATCTTTCTTAATATTTTTCTATATAATCCATATATTAATCTTAATATTTAGATAAAGACCCCCCTTTATTAGGTTATATACCTTAAATTAATAATTAGTTATAATAAGTTCTGTGTTTATATGTCGTTGTCCTCCTTCTGTTCCTTTACTGTATTTAGTTTTTAGTTTTATAATATTATAATCCTTAAATAATTCTTTAGCTTCTTTAGAATCATTATACGATATAATAAATAGTCCTTTGATATTCTTTACTGCATCATAAACATCTTTGATTGGTAGTGTATCATGTGTATATAACTTATCAGAATTTTCATATGGTGGATCTAAATAGAATAATGTATTACCACTATCATATTTTTTAATTAGTGTTTTAAAATCTTTATTGTATATTGTTGTGTTCTTTAACCTATCATTATATGTATTACCATAATTTGAATTAATCATATTTTTACCAAATGATATGCCGTTGCTATAGAACGATAATTTATATCTTAATAATAACTGAATGAACTTACCATATGGTGAACCAGGATGTCCTGATACTATATCTTTAAAATCTTGTTTTGTATAATCACCATTAATTGTTTTTGATATTCTATTCCCACTGAACTTCTTCATACCTTTAAACATATCTGTTACATCTGTATCTAAATCATTTATTACTTCTTTAACCGAAGGGTTCTTATAAAAATAAACATGACCTGCACCAACAAATGGTTCTACATATATCATGTCTTCATAACCATTAGGAAATATAATATTCACAATTCTTTTCTTTAATAAATTCTTACCTCCTGTTCTACCCATAAATGTTCTAAGACCTTCTCCTTGTGTATCATCTTCATCTAAAAATGTTTTCATTATAATAATATATATAATAAACTTTTATATTGTAATAAAAGGTTCCGTATTAGTCAATATGAGATCCAAATATCCAAATTTATATTATTATTTATAACTCTATATATAATAATATATTTTATATTACTAAGTTTCTAATTTTACTATATTTTTGGATTCTTGGATAAATAATTTATAAAGAAGTATTACTTTTATTATTAATATGAATAACGAAAATAATGAAGTAAGTTCAACAGCGAGTTCTTGGTCTGATGATATAGAACTTGTATTAAAAAACATATTATATAATTCTAATGTGTTATCATCACAACATAAAGATAATTATCTACAATATAAAGCACGATTAATTTATTATAAGATTCCAGTAATAATATTAAGTGCAATCAATTCAGTAATCTCAGTAGGTTTATCACAATTTATAAAACAAGATGTAGTTTCTGTTATAACTTGTTTATTGAGTCTAATTTGTGGATGCATTAGCAGCATAGAATTATTCATGAATATTAACAAAAATCAAGAAATAGAATTAGACGCTTACAGAGGTTTCACGGCATTATCTATTAAATTAAGTTCTACATTAAAATTAGAACGAGAAAACCGTGATGCTCATGGGACACAGTTTCTGACAACTGTAATAAGTGAATATAATCGTTTATTTGAAACTAGTTTGGTTCTAGTTGCAAATATCGATGACAAATTAATAAATTTAAATAATAGTAGTAATGAAAAAGTTAAATATAATCCTTTAACATTATTTAGTCCAAAGAAGAAACCTTCAGAGGAGACGAAATCAGATTCTGATACATCAGAACTAGACAGAGTGTTTTAATTATTCATAGTCGCTAGATGAACCGCTTGAGGTGTCAGAGTCATCATAATGGTTTTTAAATCCTGAACCGTTAATATCTTTCTCATCATAACCAGCATCTTCCATTGCTTTGTTTAATATTTTTATACTTAATCGTGGTGGTTTTTTATCAATCAATTCAGATACAATTAAATGAATATCTTCTGGATCAGTCATATGAGGTTTATGTTTCTTAACATATGTAGTATATGGTTTATATTTCTTATCTCCTCTATATGAGTTATCAACGGGTTTTTCTTCTTTAACTTTTTTTGCTTTTACTTTCTTTTCTTTAGTTGGTGGTGGTGGTAACGTTTTCTTAAAATCACTAATTAATTTATTAGCGTCAGAAACATCTGATGGTTTAAGGCGAGTAAAAACATCTACTTGTAATTTATTTAATTTTCTAGACATGGATGAAGGTGTTTTGCTATTCAATACAATAGATTTATATTCTTCTACATATTGTTTCACAGCTGGTGAAGCATTACTTACTTTATGAACATATCCTTCCGATTGTTTCATAATTTTTTTATCTAGTTTATATTCTTTTTTATCCATTTCTGAAGGATGATATTTAAGATGTAATTCATCCGCTTTAACTAACTTCTTTAATTCTTTTTTAGGTGCTTTGAGTAATTTTTCAATCTCTGCTATATTATCATCAATTTCTTTAGTGTATTGTTTTTTTTCAATTTTTGATAGTTTAGGTGTTTTAACAATCATCTCTACAACATCTAACATTTGAGGAATTGTTTTAGATTTTTTAATTTTTGGAATTTTTACTGATTCAGTTTTGTTAATTTGTTTTTGAATCTTATCTTTTAATTTTGATTTTTTACTTTTAACTTCTTTTTCAGGTGCATACCTTGATGTTACTTCTTGTTTCATTCTAAGTTTATCAAGAACTTCTATAGGTGTGTTTGTAATTCTAACCATTATATTATATATAATATTAATCTTTTAAATTAAATTTTTATCATTTGTTTTTTTGTTAAATTAAATCTACCTGAAGTTTTTGTTGATTTTTCAAAAAACTTATCTTTCTTTAATTGATATTCATCAATTCGTAATAAATCTACACCATCTCTTTGTTGTGTTATGAATGGAACTTCATAATTTCCATATTTTTCTTGATTTACTTTAAATTTATATTTTCCATCATCCAATTGGGCAACAATATAAACATCTTTATTATATTTTGAATTTACCCATCCGTCAATATTTGAATTCCAAATATTATATAATTTTAAATCACCATCTACTTCAATAAAATATGGAATAAAATATGGATTACCTGTTAATTTTCCATATTGAACTTCACAAACATCGTCATTAGGATAATATTTAAATTCTAAATCACAATCATCATTATATGCATCATATAAAGTAAGATTTCTTAATTCATCTTTTCCTAATCCTCTAGGAACTGAAACAATAATAGGTGTTCCATCATCATTTAAAAATCTTTTATTTTTTGATATATCTTTAAATTTTAGTGTGGTATTTGTTGCATTTTTTAATATTGTTTGTTCATTTTTAAGCATAACATATTCGAAAGCAATTCCTCTGTTTGGAAAATTTACTTTATCTTTTAACATTGGATTAATTATATTATTATTAAATTGAATGACTTCTAATTTGTCCTGATCAACATCATAATCAATTCCTAATTCTTTCATTATTCTTTCAATATCACTTTGATTTAAATAATCTATATTTTTGTGTTTATTTTCACTTAAATATTCTTTTATTTTTTTAATATTTTCATCTGTTAATGATAATGATCTATTAAGATTAAAAATTCTTGCTAGTTGTGCATCAACATTTATATTTTTATATTTTTCATATTTTTTTTGACCTTTTACTTCTTCAACAAATTTATTCAATTCTGTATCTTCTGGTTCATAATCTTCTAAATCATATTCTTCTTCTTTATTAATTTTTTTAATAACTCTATCAATTCCTGGTAAATCTGCTTCTCTTAATGCTCTTTGAAATTCTGGATCATCAACAATTGTTGGATCATTATAATGTAGTTCTAACAATCGATTAATATTTTCAGAACGTGCATCCATATCTGCATCATAATCAGGATCACCAGTATAATCCAATTCAGGATCATCAAAAACTTCCATTACACCATTTACATTTCTAAATGTTATTGCCTCTCCGTGAATACCTCTTCTATATTGTTGTGGTTTATATCCTAATCCACCCTTACCCATACGTGGAAATGGGTTATGTCCGTCATTATATAAATATAATAGTTTTTTTAGCATATTATATTTAGATAGTTAATTCTCTTTTATATATATTTTTTCCTGCGATCTACTTGATCCCATTGCCTTCATATCATCTTCCATTTCTTTATTTTGTTTAATTGTATCTTGATATTTATTACTCAAGTATGTGTGTCTCAGTTGATTGACTGATGCCTTTTTTCCAAATATTTTATTTAATCTTTGTGTTAATTTAACATTTGATAATTTCTTTCCGTTAGAATCAAAAAATAAATATTCTGTTGGATTAACCTTAATCCACTTATTCAAAATTTTCAATAATTCAGGAGGAATTGATAATTCTTGTCGTTGGTAAGTCTTCGCAGTTTTATACGAATTAAAAATCATAGTTTTCTTTTCAATGTAATTATCTTTTTCGTGGTCAATATCCTTTATTTTAAAATCTACGTAATCTTTAGAACGTCTAGGAGGAATAAACTTTCCTGATAGGACACAAAGAATAATAAAATTTTGGATCTCTTGTAAATCTGTCATTGATAGATCTTTCTTTTTGTATAGATGCTTTACTGCCTTTTCCATATCATTATAAATTATATCAATCTCTGAAGTGTCTAACCATGAATCAGTTTGTTTTTCTGATTTAATTTGTTTTGATTCATTTGATTTATATTCTTCAATATCTTTTAACATTTGATCTCTATATTTTTTATTATCAGTAATAACAACTAATGATGCTAAAATTGTTTTTCGTTTATTTGGTTCTAGATCTTTTAAACTATGTAATATTTTATCAGTTTTATCAAAATTATCTAAATCAAATTTATCATCCTTAAAAATATTAATATATAAGTTTTTAAGAATACTTAGGTATGTTGAAACACTTGATTTAGAAATATTAGGTTTATTTTTAATAATAAGTTCCTTAATTTGTTCGGTCATAATATATAGATTAATATTAATATTTGTTTAAATATTAATAATAATTATTGAGATTTACATACTTTCAAATGGCGTGATTTGTTACAAACTGAAATTTCCTTTCCACAATTACACTTATATTTTGATTGTTGTCTCCATTCTTTTAATCTGTCTGAATTATTCTTTAATCTTTTATATGGTGAAATATCATTTAGTTTATTAGGATATAAATCATAATGATAACGTTCTCTTTCACATGCTTCATCTTTATTATTACAAGGAAATTTTTCAATTTCAATCATTGTAAAATTATTCCATCCTTCATTATCATTTATAAATTTATAAATTCCACAATTCCTATTATTACCTTTACCATTACATGACATTTTATGATGATATTTCCTTAGTCTAAAATTAGTAGTATGACCAATATAAGTATTATCAATATCGGGATTATTACAAACAATTTTATATATTATTGTATTATTATAATTCGTCATTATTGTATTATAATAATTCGTCTTTAAATCATTTAGTTTATATATATTTATTCAGAATCAGAACTACTTGAATCTGATTCCTTTTTTATTTTCTTTACTATTTTCTTTCGACCGTCTTTTGTTGTTCGTGGTATGTTTTTAAGGAATTCATCTAAATTATAGTAATCTAAAAAACCTTTTCTATATTTTTTATTTCTATCAACTTTTCCACCTGTAATTATCAATGGTCTCAATTTAACAGATGTTGCATCAGTAAAAACGGCGTTCATTTCATCTTTATCTAAATCCGATGACCACTCATTCATAATAGCGGTTTTCTCTCTTTTGCTTCCTCCTAAATCTAACAAAACAAGATATGTGCTATTTTTTCTAATAAATTTAGGAATATCATAATATGACTGACTCAAAAATACAACCGAACAATTCTTTTTCCGTGCTCGCATATAATATTCTTCAACAGGTTGTAAATTTTTACTTAATACTAAATCATCCCAACAAACTAAATGATTATATTTTTTATCCATATCATCTAGTTTTGGTGTATTATGCATTCCTTCTTTAACTTGTATCTGTTCAAACTCACCGCTCAAATAATTATATAGAGCCTCATCTTTGTTTCTTGTAACGATTGAAATATCGGCAAATGTTCCCTTTCCTTGACTAAATATTCTTATTAAATTTAATAAAAAATTAGTCTTACCTGAACCTGAAGGTGCAACAATACACATGCGAAAAGGTAAATCAAAATTATGTAAGTTGTAATTAGGGTTCTCAACATCATCTAGATATTTTTTAGGAACATGTTCATAAAAATTTATAATTTGTCCTTTGTTGTCAATTGGGGTTTTTTTAACTCTTGGCATTATTTAATATATATAATTTTATGTTTAAACTGTTTATGCGATTCTATAAACATTTAATACAATTGAATCAACATTAGTTATTGCACTACATTGACCTACTAAATACCATGGACCAACACCTGATACATTTGTATTTACAATTCG